GGCGGGGGTGGGGTGGGTTGCGCTGTCCGGCTGTGCCGTGTGGCGCGTCCGGGGCGGCGTGTCCGCTTCCCCTTCCGCCTGTATAGCGGCGGGGGTGGGGTGGGTTGCGCTGTCCGGCTGGATATATGACCAAACAGAAAAGGACAGCCCCGCGCGGGGCTGTCCGGCTGATTATTAGGTTATGCATTCGCGGCGGCACGTTCCGCCTTCTTGCGGGCGCGGTACTCGCGATAATATGCGGCGTTGTGCGCGGCCTTGTGCGCGGCCTTGCCCGCCTCTGTCCGGCGGCTGTCCGCGCCCCTATCGTGCGCGGCGGCGGCTGTACGCTCATCGGCGGCGGCTGTGTACTTGTCAGCGTTGAACATAGGAAGCAGGGTTGGCGCGTGTTCGCGGATGTATTCCGCGCACGTCCCGCGCATGATAGCAATATTCCGGCATACTGTGCGGCGGTCGCGTCCGGTTTTGCGGGCGATTGCGTCCACACTATACCCGGCGGCAAGCAAGCGGGCAATTTCACGTTGCACAGGGCGGCACAGGGCAAGGGCGCGGGGCAGGTGTTCGCGGATTGTCTCCACGTTGACGCGCACGGCGGGCGGGCAGTCGGTCAGCGTCCAGCCGTCGCCGCCCTTGATAATGCGGGCAATAGCCGTGCCGATTGCTATCAAGTCGCCGCCGTCCTCCCGAATGTATTCCGTGGACATTTCGCGCACAGTCGCGGCCCGCTGTGCATGTATGGACAGATTCGCGGACAGATAAGCGGCGCGGACGTGTTCGCGGGGCGTTCCTTCCGGGTCAGCCGTCCCGCGCAGGTGTTCGCCCGCATGCTTGCCCTTTTCAAAGGTGTAACCGTTGACGATACCCGCCATGGCGGCGGCGTACATGTCTTGCGCGTCATGTCCGGCAGTTGCAAGGGCGGCAAGGATAGCGGGGGCGGCGGCCTCCCATTCCATGCCCGCAACGTCATAACGCACAGCGGCGGCGTTCACCCGGTCAAGGTCGGCAAGGGCGGCGCGCTGTGTATCCGTCCCGCCGTGTTCGCATGCATGCACAAGCGTTTTCCGCGCAACCATGACGGCGGCGCGAATCATGCCGGGGGCATAGGGCAAGCCGTCCGGGGTCAGCGTTGCGGGGGCAACGCGCACAGCGGCGGCAAGGGCGGCACGTCCGGCGGCGTTGACACGTTCGCGGACATGGTCAGCGGGGGCGGCGGTCAGCGTGTCCAGCATGGCGGCGTGTACGTCACGCATAGCGGCGGGGTCAGCCTTGACGGCGGCGCGGATAGCGGCGCGGCGTACAGCCCGCATAGCGGCGGCGTGTCCCCCATTGGCAAGGGCGGCGGCGTACAGGTCAGCGGCGGGCAGGGTAACAGAGGCGCGGGCGGTGTTGGCATTGTACAGCATGGGTGTTCCTTCCTCCCCACATGGGCGGGGATACCGGGTATTATGTCAGCCCCCGGCGGCTGTATTCATCCCCGGTTTGCATACCGGGTATACCCTGTATATTCGACATACACCCGCCGTTTTCCTGCTTGTCCCTGCAAAAATTTGTCTTAAATTTTCGCATAAAATGCAGGAATGCCCCTGCAATCCTGCAAAATCGCCAGGATGAACCACAGCGGCCACAAATGCCCTAAAAAGCCCCCTGTAAGCTCTTGCAGGCATGTCCGGCTGTATCTGTCGGCCGTCCTGCAAAACGGCTGTAAAGGGCCTTGCAGGCCGTCCCAGGGTACAACATACGCGCCATTGTAACGACTTGCATTTTTCAATGAAGGGAAACGGTCTGCCGCATGTGTCCAGCGCGGAAATGGTGAAGGGACACGGATAACGCCTGTGCGGTTTTTCAATATCTGCTGTGATGGTTCGCAGCTGACAAGGTGAAAGGGAAGGAAAGAGGGGGAGAAGGGGGAAAAGAGGGGGAAAACGGCTGACAGGTTTTTGAATAACCGTTGATAGGGTGTATATATACGCATGGTTGCAGCCGTCGCCCCTGCCCACGTTCGCCCCTTGTCTATGCCCCTGCCGCCGTCCGTCCGTCCATGTGTCCCCCTGCCGCCGTCCGTCTATGTGGTATTTTGCCCCTATGCCACAAAGGGGGGTGTTTTCCATATTTTGACGCCCCCTGCCACGCGCCACGAGCCGGGAGTTGTTCACTCTCCCACACCCACTTCCCTCACCTCCCTCCCTGGCGTTCTCTTCCATCTTCTCATATTTTGCTCATTATTTGTCTCAACAAATTTTGATTACTCCCCTTTAATTTGCAAGTTTGGTTATGAAGCTTGCATTTTCCGAATTAGCAAAATGCAGATTTATACCCCATTTCATCCTGGCTATTATCCATTTTCTACATTAAGAGTGTAATAATTATTTAACTTTTACATTGATTTACATGGTGTTTTGTGATATAATTCATAGTGTCAAAACCAACCGTTTTCCCGATTGCCAAGGAGGTACTTATGGCAGAGATCATCCAAGTAGACTTTACGACAGGCCGGCGGATGGCCACCACGGAAACCCCCAGCATGGGTATGCCTATCAGGCGTACTCTCTCTGCTGAGCAGCTCTCTCCCGCAGAGTCCTGTGTCCAGAGCGAACTGGCTGAAGACCATGCTGCTGATCCCATCAAGAACGTAGAGGACATCGAACGCCTCTCTCAGCACCTGATTTCTCAGAACCGCTACCGCGACAACATGCTCTTCATCGTGGGCATTAACCTCGGCCTTCGCGTTTCCGATCTGGTCACTCTCCGGTTCTCAGATCTGATCGATGAGAGCTACGCCTTCAAGACTACCTTCCCGGTTCTGGAGAAGAAAACGAAGAACACCCGTAAGGCAAAGCGTAACCGCTACCTGACGATCAATGAGGCAATTATGGATGCGGTAGAACTCTACCTGAGTCACCACCCGGCGAAACTCGATGACTATATGTTCAAGAGTGAGAGCAACCGAGGTGGTAACCAGAACAGGCCACTGGCGACCTACTCAGTGGAACGCATCCTGAAGAAGGCTGCCTCCGAGATCGGGCTCGAATGCCATGTGGCTACGCACACGCTCCGTAAGACCTTCGGCTATCACCAGATGGCGATGGGAGGGAACGACCCCCGCAGGCTTCTGCTCCTGCAAAAGATCTTCGGTCACTCTTCTGTAGCGCAGACTCTCGAATACATCGGAATCACCGATGAGGAAATCGAGGATGCGTACAGGGGATTGAACCTCGGTAGCAAGAAGTGCTACTCCAAGTTCTCCGCTATCCGAGAGATCGGTTAAGAGAAGTATGCACCTTGAAAACTTCAGAGATATTATGGAAGGAAGTTACCCCCAGAGCAACCAACGCGAGGACGCCTGACAGATGACCAGTAAGGTCAGGCCGAGCGTGGGCTATGCGAGTAGCGGAATTCCGAGAACGCGAAGCACCTTTTACTACACTGGTCACTTGGATAAAGCCAATCCGGTCTGGATGGTATGGATCTGTGGACGATCGGAGGGCTGTCAAGTAGCAACGGAGTTAGAGTGTTAGGTCTATTTTCACATTTGAAATAAAGGGTGTGTGTATTATAAGGCCCCTTTCCTACACCCCTTGATTTTACTGGGTTTGCAGACTTGAAAATCCAATTTTAGCACCAAAAATATGCGACTTGGTGCTAAATCCAGTTTTACTAAACAGACTAACACTTATACTAAACTTTCAACTAGGTTTAAGGGGGTATCATTATTATCAGGGTTTGCGATGCCATTATGGGCACCGGCAAGAGTCAAAGCGCAATCGCTTATATGAATGCGCACCCCAATGATAGGTTTATCTATATTTCTCCTTTTCAATCTGAGGCGAACCGCATTGCGACTAACTGTCCAGAGCTGGACTTTGTGGAGCCGCTTGACCGCAAGCCTCAGTACCAGTATACGAAAACTGGCCATACGAGACACTTGTTGCTGGAGGGGCGGAACATCGCCTCCACACATCAGTGCTTTAAGTTCTATACGCCCGATATGTTGGAGATGATTACCAAGCAAGGCTACACGCTGATCATCGATGAGAACGTCACGACGATCGACAGCTTCGTGTATCATCCTGATGATTTGGAGATCGCTGTTCGTGGCGGTCTGCTTCGCGAGGATGGCGACACCTATACTGTTACTGATGTAGAGTACGCCGGTGTCGCACTCGCACAGATGATGCGTTTATTCAAATCACGCAATCTATTCAAACACAAGGTGAAGGGTGGCAGAGAAGCCGTTTGGTTCTGGTCACTACCCGTCGACCTCCTGACTGCCTTTAAGGACGTCTTCATTCTAACGTATATGTTTGAGGGACAGGATCTGCATCAACACCTGACGATGAACGGTCTCCACTATCAGAAGATAGGTGTGAGGCGCACGCAGGAGGGTGGATGGGAGTTCGCCGAGTCGGACTTCTACATCCCGGAGTATGTCGGTACGCTGTCCCAGCACATACATATTTGTGACCATAGTAAATTGAATAGCATTGGGGACGATGAATCGTCTCTCTCTATGAACTGGTTTAAGACCAGACCTGACCAAGTCGATAAGCTGGCTAATAACATCAGCAACTATTTCCGCAATCTGATGAGCGACTTTGAAAGTGACGTCCGGCTCTGGTCTACCTATAAGAATGAGATTGCAAAGCTAAGGCAGAAGGGCTTCTACAGATCACATCTGCCCTTTAACCACCGCGCATCGAACGAATACCGTAATCGAAGGGTACTGGTGTATGCTGTGAATGTCTACTACAATGTAGAGACCAAGCGATTCCTGAAGCATCATGGTGCCGAGGTTAACGAGGATCAATATGCACTCTCGACCATGTTACAGTGGATCTGGCGATCCGCGATCCGTGATGGCGAGGATATTTATATCTATATTCCCAGCAGCCGTATGCGCCGACTCCTGACTGAATGGATTAAAGACGTCGAGAAGCAGTACAAGGAGTACGCAGAACGAAACATTAGAAAGGAGGAACGCTGATGCTAAATCCGCAATGTGCAACATGCATCTGGAGTGGTCAGTGCTTTTCAGCTTCTTGCTGTGACGACTACTATCCAACCACACCCGAGGCCGAGGAATCAGTCGACAGTGAGATGCTGGCACGACATCGCGCCGAGTATCATGAAGACTGGAATGAGGCGGTTGAGCGCCGTATATTTTTTGCCTAACCTAAACCAGCAGTTTTTCAGATTGGAGGTAGATTGATGGCAAAACAGCAAGCTCCCCACCGGTATATTTTTAAGATTCATAGCACCCGCCTCAGGAAGGCGAAGTGGAACCTGACACTAACGCTGCCAGATGCTCGCCGCAATGACGAGATGATCGCACTGAATGAGAGCCAGATGATCCGATGGATCGATGAGCTCAACCAGTCTGGTAACTTGGTGGAAGAGGTTAACAAGCTAAAGCAGGATATTCGTTTCCTGCGCAAACAGCCATCTACCCTGCAGAATCGCAAGGAGATCAAGCGGCTGTACGGTGAGCTGGACTCAAAGCAGTTCATCACCGACTATATACATATTATTATCGATAAGAACAGCGACTACATGCGAGCCTGTAAGGGATTCAGGGTCAATGGTGTTTCCTACGTCCGTTTGCTCGGCACGAGTGGCGGCGTTAAAATGTCGACCATTGTTTTTGTGAGCGAGAGGCTCGCGCCCGAGTTGCGTAAGCGTATTGACAATGGACGCGATATGAACCTGGAGCAGATCCCTGCCAAGTTCGAGGCATACAGAGCATTGACCTGCAGCGGATCTATCCCTGTGTCGATGCCGAATGGCGTTCTGATCGTCCAAGACTGTGAGACCACTTTCCATGAAGACGTCATCATGTTGAATGATGAGGGGCGTGTGGAGCCTCTGATGGAAGTGATAAAGAATCATGAGATCAAGATGAATGCGTCAGACGGCTTCGGTCTCATGCTCCCGTCCCTCGCTACTCGCTGGTCAGATGAGTTACATTTGGACTATGTAGTGAGTGGCGTTAATACTCGCTTCGCATGGGAGAAGGGTATGGTATTCTGCTTCGACTTCTTAGCTTTTGCAGAGAAGATTGCCGGCGATTACATTGTGAAGGATGCCTGGGGCAACGATGTAGATATCCGTACTGTGGAGCTTATTCTGACGACATCGATGGTAAAGCTGTGGTCAAGCTATGAGAGTGCGGAACATTATTTCCGCTGTTGCGCCGAAAACCACTATACGTTCGGCATTGCTAAGACGAGTCCGCGGGTGCTAGACGATTACCGCGCACTCAATTATCAGTTTATCCAGAGCTATGACCTGACCGATGAACAGATCGATGAGCTGATCCAGCCTACCGTTGACGAGATTCGTGCTGTCGTTAATGGAGATTATCGACAGGCTATGCTGTTTCTGGGTGCAACAAATCTGACAGAAGAGACAGTTGAGCAGCAACTCGGCCGCACCCAGCTATTGGATACGCTGATGGTGAATCCGGAAGCGTTCAACGATCCGTATGTCAAAAAGACGCTCTATCAGTTGATCGAGTCCCGCATCGATCGTGCGAAGATTGGCGTGCTGGATGTTCATGGGAACTATTCCATTGTTAGTGGCGATCCGTATGCGTTATGCCAGAGTGTGTTTGGTTTGGATGTTACGGGTCTGCTAAAGGCGGGACAGCTCTACAATCGTTATTGGGTTGATGATGGAGTTACTGAGGTGGCATGCTTCCGTGCGCCGATGTCTTGCCACAATAATGTGCGCCGGCTTAGTGTATTTCATAATGAACAGATCGACTACTGGTATCAGTACATCCGCACCTGTTCGATTTTGAATGCGTGGGATACAACGACCGCTGCTCTGAATGGCTGTGACTTCGACGGCGACTTGTTGTTTATCACAGACAACAAGGTCTTGGTAGAAAATATCCGGCCGACACTTACTGTTATGTGTGTCCAGCGAAAGGGTACGAAATGCGTGCCAACCGAAGATGATCTGGTGAAGGCTAATATCGCCAGCTTCGGAGACGATATTGGCCGGACGACGAACTGGGTTACTTCTATGTATGATGTTCAGTCGAGGTACTCGCGGGGCAGCGTGGCACATGATACGTTGCAGTATCGCATTATTAGTGGACAGCTTTATCAGCAGAACGCGATCGATAAGGCTAAGGGTATTGTCTGTCAGCCCATGCCGCGGTCTTGGTACGACTATCACGGCAATGCGCTGCCCGAGAATTATAGCGACGAGGATGTGGAGCAGCGTAATCTGTATCTGTCTATCCTTGCTGACAAGAAGCCGTATTTTATGCGCTACATCTACCCGGACCTGATGAAGCAGTACAATACATATATTACCAATACAAATGCGAAGTGCGGTATGCTTTTCAGAATGAATGTAGAGGATATGCAGGCATTGCCTGATGATCAGCTGACAGAGGAGCAACGACAATTTCTTCATTATTACCGCACCCGTATGCCTGTGAGTCTTGAAGATAGCGTCATGAATCGCATCTGTAAGAAGATCGAGCGTACTCTTTCCGTAGACCTCAAGGCTTGCATGGGTAAGTCTCAGTTCGACAACAATCTGCTGAGCAGCAATAGCGAGTATGTACAAAGTCAGATGCTCCAAATCACACAGCTATATAAGCAGTATAAACAGGCCGTGAAAGAATTATTGTCGAAGCGAATCACTAGCAGTGACGATGAGGATCGCCGGCGTAATGCTCAGGAGTTACTGAAGCGCCAGTTCCGCATTGATGCCTTGTCTGTATGTAGTGATGCACAGCAACTGTGTAGCATTATTGTCGATATGTGTTATAAGCATGAATCCGCTAAACGCTTCGCGTGGGATATCTGCGGATCTGAGATGCTGGATAATTTATTCCGCGCCGGTGGGTACAGGCTGACTTATCCTGCGAGTAGCCCCGATGGCGAGCTCAGCTTTCGCGGGCGAAACTACACTATGGTAACAAAGGAGTGTGCTGTATGACGGAGATTATTCTTGATGAGCGGGCTTGGTGCGAAAACATCCTTAGCAAGTTTGATATGGGCACCTCGCCGGTGACAACACTCAATCGACTTGCAAAGTATTACCACTCCATCGGTTGTAAAAAGAGTGAGATCAGCCGCAAGCTGGAAGAGTTCATCCTGCGTTGCAATCCGTCCGCAAATATGATGCGCTGGCAAGAAGTAGTCGACACCTGCGTTAAGCATGCGGACAGACGACCATTGATACATATTGACTCCATCGATATCAATAAATCCGAGCTCGATCAGATCTCTCTTCTCTCTGGGCAGATGGCTCAGAAGCTGGCATTTACTTTGCTCTGTATTGCTAAATACAGGAATGCGGTGAGTCCGAAGAATGACAGTTGGGTCAACATGGATAGTAGAGACGTTTTCAGAATGGCTAATGCTCAGACGACGCGTGTTCGTCAATACACGATGCTGAACGATCTGCTTTTAGCTGGGTATGTGAGCATGAATCATATTGTCGACAACGTCAGTATGCGCGTAACATTCATCGATAATTGCAGCGATGTGGCTATGCGTATCACAGATTTCCGCAACTTAGGCAATCAATATCTTAATTACTATCATGGCGGTTATGTTGAGTGTGCCCATTGTGGGCTAGTAATTAAGCGGAGTGGGCGCAACCAGAAATATTGTAAGGCATGTTCGGAGATGAAAAGGGCGACAAATACGCGCCGTTTGAATTGCGCCGCATGAGGTTGAGTGTTCGACTTTTCATCATTTTTGACCCCCTCAAAAGTTCGGTATATATCGGCTTTTGAGGGGTGCTGTCAATTACCTTATATATGGTATATAAACATAATATACCGAATAAAAGGAGGAATTGACATGACTGAACTAATGATTGAACTGGTATCCGTTGTGCTACAGATTGCGCTTGTCGCCATCGCCGGCCTGCTGACCAAGCACGCTCTGCCTTGGCTGAACGACGTTGTTGTGCCGTGGCTGCAGGAGCGTCATCTGTATAACACCATCTGTTACTTCGTGCAGGCCGCGGAGAAGCTAGCTACCACCGGTAAGATTGACAAGGAAACAAAGAAGAGCTATGTCGTCAAGTTGCTGGAGGGTAAGGGCGTTAAGGTTACGGATGCTGTTGACGCGATGATTGAGTCCGCGGTACTTGATCTGGACATTGCTTTTGATAGCGTTGTTGATATTGTAACCAAGCCTTTTGAGGGCGAACAGTCCGCAGATGGCGATGATGAGATCTCCGAGCAGGAGTAATCTTACGGAACGAAAGGAGATCGCATGATTCAGATTTCTAAGATCGAAGCTGACTACTTGCGCACGAAGCTAAAGAATGTCCCCATTAAGCGTACGACTCACAAGTATTATGTAGAAGATAATGCCGCTGTCCGTGCCGTACTGCGTCGAATGCCTGTGAAGGCGGTGGCTGTGTCATGCTGAGCCGTCTTCCCGGAGAAAGCGATTACCAATACCACCGTCGTCTGATTATGGGTAAGTTGGTCGATCACACCCTTGCCGATGTAGACTATAGCGAATTGTCTGTCCCGTTATATGGGAAGCCGCTTAGTTCCGATGCTACTCGGAAAGCGATGTACGGCAGTCGTGATACGATCGAACTAATGGAGAAGGAGCGCATCGCTTCTGCTGTGTCTTCCGGCGATGTTGTTATGTCGGAGATTGACGCGAAGATGCTTGACCTTCGCAAAGAACAACAGAAGATGTTCGACCAGCGTATGGCGCTAAACCAGGTTATTCGTGAACGAGCACGAGCCGAAGAGCTGAATGATATTATCAGGTCTGCCATTAGCGCTGGGCAACTACCTCCGTTGCCAGATCCCGACCTGAACCGCAGGCCGGTTCTCTTCAAGGATAACGATCTACTGATCAGCTTGAACGATATTCACTACGGTGCTGTCGTTGATAATTATTGGTGCAAGTATAACCCGGAGATCTGTAAGCAGATGATGGAGAAATACTTGGGCGATATCGCCCGTATTGCTCAACATCATAATAGTGTTAACTGTTATGTATGGGCAAATGGCGACATGATCTCCGGTAATATTCATTATGAAATTGCCGTCAGCAACCGGGAAAATCTGGTGAAGCAGGTCATGGGTGTCTCAGAATTGATTGCTTGGTTCTTGAATGAGTTAAGGCAGTATTTCAACCATGTTTACTTTGTGAGTGTTGCCGGCAATCATTCTCGTATTGGCCAGAAGGATAGGTCCATCATGAATGAACGCCTTGATGATCTAGTTGAGTGGTATTTAACCGCTCGCCTTCAGCACTGCTCAGATGTAACAATCGGTTATGGTGACAAGATCGACACCACTATGTACATTATGAACGTGCGCGGCAAGAACTACATCGGTGTTCATGGCGACTACGACCCGACGCCGGCTAATATTCAAACGCTACAGACCATGGCTCAACGCCCAATTTTCGCTGTGCTTCTGGGACATAAGCATCATAATGAACAATCATATGTTCAGGGTATCCGTACGATGATGGCAGGTAGTTTTCAGGGCATGGATTCTTTCTGCGTCCAACGCCGTATTTATGGCAAGCCGCAACAAATGGTATGCGTGTGCGATCAAGCTGGCATCGTATGTACTTATGACATTGATCTCGAGGTGAGAAGCAATGACGTATATCTGGCAAGTTAAGATCCTGTTGCACTGCGGCGTTGAATATTCGGGTGAGTTTGAATCCGAGTGCGGGTGCAGTAAAGATGTCTTCACTGAGCTAATGTCAGATACTGATGGCGGCCCATGTGAATTTGTTTCATTTTATAATCGAACGGATCGACAATTGATTTATGTAGCTCGGGATCAGATCTCGGCGGTATGCTTGACGCCGCCTGCGATGCTTCGTGAGTATATTGGTATTGTGAATTAAATTTGGAGGTGACCATATGGCGAGAAAGACCAGGGTCAACAAGATCACGGACCCTGCAACGCTGGCCAGGGTCAACCCCGATAACCAACGCTTGCTTGATGACTTTATGGAATATCTGAAGTCAACACAGAAGAGTCCATCAACGATCGCGGTTTATAAGAATGATATTGAAATCGCGTGGGTATGGGGACTTCATCATAATCGTGACAAGGCGTTTGTTGATTGGAAGAAGCGTGACATTATGTCATTCCAGAATTACTTGGTGAACGAAAATGGGAATAGCCCTGCACGAGTACGTCGAATCAAGGCTACGCTCTCATCGCTTTCAAATTTTATCGAGAATATTCTGGATGACGAATATCCCAATTTCCGTAATATCATCCATAAGGTGGAAAGTCCCGTCCTGCAACCTGTGCGAGAAAAGACCATCCTTTCTGATGAGCAGCTACAAGGATTGCTGGATCATTTGACGGAGAAGGGCGATTATGAAAAAGCGTGCATGGTTGCTCTGGCAATGTGCTCTGGTCGACGCAAGTCCGAGCTTGTGTTGTTCAAAGTCAACTACTTTGCAGACGAGCATATTGTGTCCGGTTCTCTTTATCGCACACCAGAGAAGATCAAAACAAAGGGACGCGGTAACGGGAAATACATACATTGCTATACATTAGCACATCAGTTCAAACCTTATTTTGATATGTGGATGAAGTATCGTCGCGAGCACGGGGTCGAGAGCGAGTGGTTATTCCCAAGCCATGACGATATGAGCCAGCATCTATCCGTTTCATCTATGAACAGCTGGGCTCAGTCTATCTCACGATATCTGGGTGTGAGTTTCTACTGGCACTCTCTACGACATTATACAACAACATATTTAGCCAAGGCCGGGATCCCTGATAGCGTCATCGCGCAACTTTTCTCATGGGAGAGCGTGGATATGGTCTCTGTGTACAATGATACCACGATTGACGAAAGCCTTGACAAATATTTTAATGCCAACGGTATTGTTGCCGGTGCAACCAAAAGTGTTGCAGATTTGGCATGACTGATCAGAACGAAAGGAAGAAAATATGAATCAGAGTTTGAAGCATCGCGAGTTTGTTGAACTGCTCGCGAAGAAGGGGTATACCAAAAAGGACGCGAAGCAGATCGTTGATGACTTCATCGCAACGTTAATGGAGTGTATGGCTGCCGGTGACGAAATTCATTTCCATGGATTTGGCACTTTCAGCGTTATCGAGGTCGATGATCGTGAGTCCGTTGATATGCAAACCCAGGAGCGCATTGTTATTCCCGGTCATAGTGTTCCTAAATTCTCTGCCGGCAAGAGCCTGCGTCGCGCTGTGCGAGACGGCTTTGTGCGTGAGTAATCTGCACCCGGCTCATGCCTAAGCAGAGTAAGATACGTTCTCCAGGCGCCAGATCGGGGACGCAGGAGACGAAGCCGGAAGCCACGGGCGTTTTTACATGCACACGTTGCGGCGTCTCGTACAGGATACAGCGGCATAACTTCCCGTCGTCTCAAAGCCCGTTATTCGCAAAGAATAACGGGTTTTTGCCTATCTGCGGGAATTGTCTCGACACGCTGTTCTCCAAGTACCGAGATACCCTTGGCAGTGAGAGCGCGGCAGCAAAGCGTGTTTGCATGAAGATGGATATTTACTGGAACGAGCGTTTGTTCGAATCAACTGTTAAGAGTATCAATAAGGAAAACTACTCTTCCCTGATTCGATGTTACATTAACAAAACAAATCTGATTCGTTTTGCCGGTAAAACCTATGATGATACGCTGATTGAAGAGTCTGCTGTGTGGGAGGCCGCAAAGGAAGCGAAGGAACGCGAGGCGGCGACTGGCGAACTTTCCGACAATACTCCCAAGTTGGAAGATGTTGAATTCTGGGGTGAAGGATATTCCACGCGCGAGTACGATCTGCTAAACAAGAAGTACGAGCAGTGGGTCGCAAATCACGCTAATGGTGACGAAGAAGCTGGAGAATTGCCCGTTGGCACTTCTACTTTATACCGTCAAATCTGTACGTTGGAGATGCAGATTAACCGTAATATGATTGCCGGCAAGCCTACAGAATCTGCAATCAACCAGTTAAACAATTTGATTGGCAGCGTGAACGCCCGTCCCAATCAGACGAGTGGCGATGGCGTAGGCGGCTCTTTTGATAGCATGCCATTTGGTATGGGTATTCGTATCTTCGAGAACACGAAACCAATACCGAAGCCTCTGCCACAGCTCGAAGATGTAGACGGCATTGTTCGCTACATCTCAATCTGGTTCCTTGGTCATCTCTGCAAGATGCTTCACATCAAGAACTGCTATTGCAAGATGTATGAGGAGGAAATCGAACGTCTACGAGTAAGCAAGCCCGAGCTTGAGGGAGAAGACGACGAAACGGTTTTCAATAATATCTTTGGTGATGGTGACTAATGAGAAAGTCCAAGGAAGGCTACACCGCCCGAGGTCCAATAAATGAGCACCAAGAAAGAGTGCTCGAGGCCGTTGGCATTTGGGCGGCGTATTACCGAAGCAACATACATCGGTTTGTGGAAGATTATTTTCATGTCTCCCTGAAACTCTTCCAGATCATCCTTCTGGTGATGATGGATCGGTGTGCGACGTTTGTCTTTATCGCTTGCCGCGGTTTAGGTAAAACGTTTTTGAGCGCAGTGTTTATATGTGCTCGTGCCATTCTTTATCCGGGCAGTAAGATTTGTATTGCGTCTGGTACGCGAGGCCAGAGTGTCAACGTGATAGAAAAGATTCTACAAGAGCTTGTTCCAAATTCACCAGAATTGGCGAATGAAATTGATATGTCTAAAACACAGATCAATGGCACAAATGCAATATTGGTGTTTAAGAATTCTTCATATATCAAGGTTGTTACTGCCAGTGACTCTGGACGTGGTAATCGAGCTCACCTATTGTTATTGGACGAGTTCCGCATGATCAAGAAGGATGTCATTGACACCATCTTAAAGAAGTTCCAGGCGAGTCCGCGTCACCCAGGTTATCTGGATCGTCCGGAGTACAAGGGACGTGCCGATTTGTATGAGCGCAATAAGACGATGTACCTATCCAGCGCATACTATAAAGACCATTGGTCTTATATGCGTTGCAAGGATAGTTGTCGTTTTATGTTGGATGAGGGGCGGTCAAACTTTGTTTGTGGACTTCCGTATCAGCTTGCGATTCAGGAAGGATTACTGATGGAGGAGGACGTGATCGAACAGATCTCTGAGACCGACTTCAACGAGATCCGCTGGCTCATGGAAATGTGCGCTGAGTTCTGGGGCGGAGCAGACGGGTCGTTCTTCAATTACGACGCTATTGCTAAAAATCGTCGTATTGAATACATCATGCTTCCTGACGCAATATCAATGAAGATCCCGTCATCAACGAAGTTCCGTATTCAGCCTAAGCAACCGGGCGAGCGAAGGTTGCTGTCTGTTGACGTTGCATTGATGGCGTCAACAAGATACAGAAACGACGCATCCGCCGTGTTTATCAATCAACTTATTCCAACAAAGACGGCTCGATATATGAACAATATCATATATACAGAATCGCACGAGGGTTTTCGAACTGAAGCAGAAGCATTGAGAATCCGTAAGCTATTTGAGGAGTATGATTGTGACTACATTATTCTGGACGTAAAGAGCTTCGGCCTGAGTGTATACGATGCTCTGTCCAGCGAATTGATAGATCCGGATTCTGGAGAGGTATATCCTCCTCTATGTTGTTGCAATAATGATGAGTTGGCGTCTCGCTGCTCAGACCCAGACATTCCGGAAGAGCGTAAGGTTATATGGGCAGTCAATGGTAACGCAAAGTTTAATAGCGATTGCGCGATCATGTTGCGTGAAGGCTTCAGATCCGGCTATATTCGTCTACCAATTGTAGAGGATGATGCCGAAACGCTGATGAACGCAATCAAGGGCTTTGGCAATTTACCACTGCAGGACCGACTTGAGTTTGTGCTTCCGTATGTCAATACCACGTTATTGATTAACGAGCTCGTGAACCTGCGTCATGAAGAATCGTCTGGCGTTGTGCGAATTCTTGAGAAGAGCACCATGCGCAAAGATAGATATTCCAGCCTTAGCTACAACTATTATGTTGCACTGCAGCTGGAAAAGAAAATGCGACGGGAGGAGACTCGCGCCGCATCTTACGATCAAGATATTTTTACATACCGCGCTCCTAGGCGGCATGATAAAGAAAGGTGGTGATAGCAGACGATGGCTAGTAAGAAATCCACTATGCGAGAAACCCCTGCTGATGTGAAGGCCGTCGAGCCGTCACCCGCAACAGCTATTGGCGGCGAGTCCGCTCCCCCTTGGGGCATCCATTTGCCAGAGCGTTTCGCCGCGATCAACCGTCTGGTAATGCGCGATCTGAACAAGAAGAACGCAAGCTCTCCTTTTGGTAAATATAAAAAGGAAGATATTCAGCGCTTCTTGAATAAGCCTCAGAACTACAGCAAGCAATTGCGACAGGTAGTGATCTACCTCACCGGCGCAAGTCCGCATTTCCATAGGCTAGTTCAGTATTTCACCGGCCTAAACGATCTGAACTATGTTATTTCTCCTCACCGATTGGATACGACGACAGCGAACACGAAAACTGTACGCAGGAATTATCATCGTGTGTTGAATCTAGTGTCCAGTATGGATCTAAAGAATCAGGGTGAGAAGATAGTAGCGACATGCTTGCGTGAAGATGTGTTCTTTGGTACCATTCGCGAAAGCGGCGAAAGTACAATTATCCAACGACTGCCGTCCGATTATTGCGATATTGCTGTTATAGAGGACAATGTTCTGAATGTATCTTTTGACTTCTCGTATTTTAACCGGTTCCCTGAAAACCTCCCGTTGTACCCGGAGGAGTTCCGGACTAAGTACGCGCTCTATCAGCGACATTCAAACACAATGAGATGGCAGGAGCTTGATGCCCCGAATTCATTTGCCATTAAGGCCAACAAGGATATTCTGGATTATGCGATCCCTCCATTTGCTGGTATTCTACGTGATATCTACGATGTCGAAGAATACAAGGAAATGAAGATGACGAAGACAGACATTGAAAATTATGCGCTTCTCGTCATGCAGCTAGGTGTATCCAGCGACGGTCATTGGACGATGGATCTAAATAAGGCGCGTGATTTCTGGAGTAACCTAGATCACGTTCTGCCTGAGGAGATTGGTTCTGTACTATCTCCTATGCCTATCAACAAGATTAGCTTTGAAAGAACACGGTCGTCCGACTCTGATACGGTAGCTGAGGCCGAGCAGAATCTGTTCACAGCAGCCGGCGTTTCTAGCCTCTTGTTTAACAATGAGAAGGCTTCGTCAAATGCTTTGCTCTTGTCAATCAAGGCCGATCAAGCATTGACCTACTCGATCGTTAAGAGTCTCGAGTGTGTCCTGAATCGCTTCATCCGGCGTCATAGCTATGGCAAGTACTTCAAGATTACGTTTATCGATAGCAGCCCCTTTAATCGTAAAGAAGTGGGTGATGCGTATCTGAAGGCATGTCAGTATGGTTTGCCTATGGTAAGCTATTACTGTGCTTCGCAGGGGCTCTTGCAGGACGAGATGGATGGTATGAATTACTTGGAAGACACTGTACTCGGAATCAAGAATCGTTTCTTACCGCTAAAGAGTTCTGCTACGCAGTCCAAGAATGATTCAGACAGCGATTCCGACGGTGAAGCTGGACGTCCGGAAAGTGACTTGGGCGAGCTAAGTGAAGCCGGCGAACAATCGAGGGAGGCGTAAGATATGCCGTTCATTTATGTAATGGATGAAGAGTCCAAAGATAAACTACTTGCTCTTGGTTATCGATTGATTAAGGGCAGCGAAGAGAAACAGGTTTGGGTTTTCGATACGCCTGAGAAGTTTACCTTTAGTTCTGCCCCCGATGTACCGCATGTTGTATCTAATATGTTGGTGTTCTGACAATGCCCAAGAGGGCTTTTTTATTTTGCAGGAAAGGTGGTGAATGAAATGCGTGAGAAGAAATCAATGGTTTATGCCGCGTCCGTAAGTGATCTCACCGATATGAATCAGTCTTTTTCTAAGGGCAAGATGAGTATTGCGTACCCAGGGCGTAATCCAAACGGCTCCCATATTTCCAAGGATGCGTTTTCCGCGAGTATCCCGACGATTTTTAATCGTCCGATTGTCGCCCATTACATCAGAGAGACCGACAGCATCGGCGGCCATGATATGGGGTTTGAGAAAACTGATAATGGTTTGTTCATGTACAACGTGACAGAGCCTGTTGGCGTTGTCCCTGAAAGCGCGAATGTCTGGTGGGAATTGATCGAAGATCCCGATGGTGTTGAGCGCGAGTACCTGTGTTGCGACATTATTGTTTGGAAAAGACAACAAGCGTACGCACATCTTGCAGAAAATCATATCACAGACCAATCCATGGAGATCGAGGTGTTGAGTCGTCATTACGATGAGAATGGCGAGATGCATATCGATCTTTTCGAATTCACCGCATTCTGCCTGCTTGAAAGAGACCGCCCTTGCTTTCCATCAGCTGGTATTGAACTGTTTGCTTCGGACAATTGTCGAGAGCAGTTCTCTCAAATGATGGAAGATTTCCGCAAGGAATTCTCTCTGGTCATGACTGCTTCGGCAGATGACATAGACAATCAACTTTTCTCGAAAGGAGGAAATCGCGAAATGAATATCGAGGAATTGATGACTCAGTATGGTTTGTCTGCCGAAGACGTCACCTTCGATACTGAAGGTATGGAACAGGCTGAGATCGAGCTGCGTTTCGCAGAGTTGCGAGATGCGAAGCTGATTATTGAGCCTGAGGCAGAGCAGCCTTCCGAGCCCGAAACCGAGCCAGAAGCCCCTGAAGCTCCGCAAACCGAAGAGCCTGAGCAGCAGCAGTTTTCTTTGACTGTTGAACAGTTTATGTCCGAGCTCTACGGTGCGCTGGGTGCCGATCGCATGGATGACCCGTGGTTTGGTGGTACGATGCCGCGCTACTGGTATGTGGATTGCGATATGTCATCCAGCATGGTCTATGCTTATGACGGTATGGATGACAAGTTGTATGGCTATCCCTATGCGATGAACGGTGACAATGTTGTTATTGACTTCGCCGCCGGCAAGCGTATGAAGTTCCAGTATGTCGAGTTTGACGAGGGCGCATCAGACACTATGGTGTTTGCGTGTATGCGCGATATGCGCGATGCGTGCAAGCAGAAGTTTGATGCTTTGTCTGCCGTCAACGCCGGTTTGGAACAGTTCAAGGCTACGGCCATGCGCGAAAAGCTGGAAGCGGAGCAGCAGCAGGTCTTTGCTGCTTTCACCGATCTAGCTGGCAACGAGCGCTTTGACGCTCTACGCTCTAACTGCGGTGATATGACCGCCGATGAGCTGGAGGAGAAGTGCTTCGCTATTCGTGGTCGCATGAACACTCAGAAGTTCTCAGCGGCCAACAGTCCCGAATCTATTCGGTTGCCTATCGAAGGATTGAAGGCACCGACCACCGATGAACCCTACGGCGGCATTTTTGCCGAGTACGGCATCGGACAGTAACAACAAATGGAGGTAATTGATTATGCCTAATACCAAGCATGCTGTGATCCGTACGGATCTGATGACCGGCACCGATGTGGCTGCCGACCTGCGCTCTGTTCGCTATCTGAAGGATGGCTCTACCCCTACCGAGATTGACAATGGTTGCATTGTTAAGCTGGAAGGTCTGTTGGAAGGTGAGCGCGAGATTTATAAGGGTGTGACCCCTGCTGCGTCTGACAAGAAGAAGGATCTGGTTGTAATTGCTACTCCCGAAGTGATGTATGACGAGCGCAAGAAGGGCCTGGTCAACTTCTACAATGAGGCTGGCCGTAATTGCCGTGGCTATATCATGCACGAGAATGACATCTTCTCCGTGACCGCTGAAGCCCTGACTGGCGATCCCAAGGTTGGCGCCATCGTTGAGGCCGCTGCGTCTGTGAAGATGAACGCCGTCTCCGTCGCTTCTGAAGATACTACCAAGATCGGTGAAATCATCGCTGTTGAGGCCGCTGGTGCGCTGACCTACTACGTGATCCGCGTCTGCGACTAATCACACAACGAGTAACTTAGGAGGTACATAACAATGGCTGATATGAATCAGATCGTCCGGGTTGCCGTCGACGCCTTCCATGGCAAGGTAACCAAGTATTCCCACGATGACTCTATGGAACTGCTGCGCACTGCGCTGGTTGAGGCCAATGGCGGTTCTACCCGTATTGACTATAAGGCCGTCCGTGATGGCAAGTGCGGTGAGGTTTTTGCTCTGGTTGAGGAAATCCTGCAACGTACCGTTTATGAGGGGCTGCGCGACAATGACTTCTTCATGCAGCTGGTCGATGAGCGTAATATTGCCGCCGGCGATCAGAACGTGTTCGAAATCGTGGACAGCAACTTGTTCACCGTGGCCGACGCCGCTGACGGTACTCAGGGCGTTCGTCGCCAGCGCCTGGATGGCTCTACCACTGTGACCATCAACACCAGCTTCAAGGTGGTTCGTATTTATGAGGAGCTGAACCGCGTCCTGTCTGGTCTGGTGGATTTCAACCACTTCATCAATAAGGTGGCTGAGTCCATGAAGGCTAAGTTGCTGAACGACATCTACACTCTGTGGACCGGCGTGACCGCCGAGGACATCGGTGGCGCTGCTTACTTCCCCGCCGCTGGTGCTTACGACGAGAAGACCCTGCTGGAGACCATTGAGCACGTCGAGGCTGCCGCTAACGGCAAGTCCGCTGTGATTCTGGGCACCAAGACCGCCCTGCGCAACCTGGTTCCCGCCGTGCAGAGCAACGGTTCTCGTGATGACCTGTACAACATGGGCTACTACGGCAAGTTCTATGGCACTAACGTGGTCGTACTGCCTCAGCGTCATAAGGTGAACTCCACTGAGTTCCAGTATGACAATGACACCCTGACCATTCTGGCTGGCGACAACAAGCCGATTAAGCTGGTTCGCGAGGGCGAGTCCATCATCATCCCCGGCAATCCCCTGGACAACCGCGACATGACTCAGGAATACATGTACGGCGAGAAGTACGGCCTGGGTCTGGTCATGGCCAGCAACACCGGTATTGGTCGCTACAAGTTCGCGGCCTAATTGTCGGTAGAACGAAAGGAAGTACACTATGACACAGATTAACGAAACTGCTGAAGTCGTGCAAAAGAAGACTTCTGGCAGGAAGAAGAATACGTCTGCTCAGAAGCAAGCAGGCACGCCGGGTGAGATCCCGGTCGTGCCTGCTGCCGAGGCGGTAGTTCAGAAAATTGACACAGTTCCCGCGATTCGCAAGGAGTTCAAGCCTGAGGACTACGTAACGGTACGAAACGGCTTCAATGGTAAGCTTGTTTATCGCAGCCGCAACACCAACGAAGTCTTTATTTGGGATGGTCTTGGTGCAGAGCAGGAGATGGAGTTGCGCGAGTTGAAGCATGCACGCAATGCTTCTCGAGCATATTTCGCGAACAACTGGTTCATGTTTGATGATCCGGCTGTCCCGGACTGGCTAGGCGTTGGCATGTATTATAAGACCGCTCTCGCCGTTGATGAGATCGATGCTCTGTTTGAGATGTCTCCCGTCGAGATCGAAAACACGTTGCGTACACTGCCAGCTGGGCAAAAGGAGACTATTGCGAATCGTGCAAAGGAACTGGTTCGTGCGGGCGAAAAGATTGACTCTGTGCGCGTGATTCATGCGCTCGAGCGCGGCCTTGGTATTACTTTGAGTATTGCGCCGTCCGGCCGATAAGGAGGGATATCATGGTTGTAACGTACGATGTTTTTACCAGTGTCTTTCTTGCAAAGCTTACTGAGTACGACTTCATTCGTATGAAGGAACCGATGCGTCAAGAGTTGGTTGATGGTTATATGAAACGAGCCTGTGCCAAGTTTAGCGAGGTATGCGAATACGACATCGCCAATGGAGACGACGATGCACGTGCGTTTATTCTCGAAAAGGACGGAGTAAGTATCACCCCGTCAGAATTGGATGAGATTGTTGATATCATCAGTCTTGGTATGCTTGTTCAATGGTTTACACAGCAGTATTACAATCAGGAGAATATGAAGAATATGTTGAACACAACGGACTTCAGTCATTATTCGCCTTCTGAATTGCTGTATAGGATGACAAGTGCATTTGAAATGTGCAAGAGTGACTTCGAGCACGCCATTCGAGAATACTCGTATCGACATGGTGATCTGACGTCACTTCATATGTAAGGGTTGTTATGGCAGAATCGATTTCAAGCACTGGCATGTATCAATATATACATAGTCTGGTAGGTCGTTTTTACAAGATACTCCCTTTATGTGAGAGTCGTTCCGATACCTTGGACAAGTATATGAAAAGTCTCCTGCGAGAAATGATTGGATGTGAATGTCTGTCTGATTCTTTGAAGAACGACGATAGGTTTGTTTCGCTTTTAGCGATTTTGCAATCACTCATTTCTGATCATAGCGATATTGGTGTAGTCAAGACCGATGTATTCCGTGCGATTAACATTCTAACACAACTTGAGAGAAAGTATCTGGAGGTGTGAGAATGAATGGATGGGATATATATGAGTCAAGAATGGTAGAAAACCGCCAAGCGTGGTTAGACCATGCCAAAGGAACGATCCATCGAAAACTGCATTCTTCTTTATCGTGTAAGGATGTTAAGATCGACGGTGAAGATCGTACGGTCGCGATCATTCGGCGGTCTCAATATGACGAGCGGCGAATTTGCTCTTTGCCTGGAGAAACACTACATCATGGAGGCTTAGTCGAATACGCTGGGTGCGTATGGCTGATTACCGAAATTGATGTTGATGATGAGGTATACCAGCGTGGTATTATGCGCCGCTGTAACCATCTGCTCAAGTGGATCGGTAAAGACGGTACTCTTCGTGAGAAGTGGTGTATTGTCGAGGATGGTACGAAATATTTGATTGGCGAAAAGGTTGTTTCTCTTATGAGTGTTGGCGATTCACGCATTGCTATCACTATTGGGAAAGATCCTGAAACAATCGAACTTGGTCGTGGACATCGGTTCCTTATTGACGACAATATGGTCGGCGTCCCCTCTGCGTACCAGATCACAAAAGCCAATCGTTTTTTTGATACCACAAATAGCAACGGTGTTTTTAGATTTATTTTGACTGAAGTCGCATTGACTCATCACGATAATATCGAACAGCGTATTGCAGACTATACAGCATGGACGCCAGATAAAACGCTCGATAGTGATCATATTGACAGCGAATCCACCATTGTTGAGATTGTTCAGGCGGCACAAAACAATGCTGCTGTAGAAGACGATGATAACAAAAAGGGGTGGTTGTAATGCATCTTGAAGAGTTATACGACTATAAGAATCAGCTCGTTCGTGATCTTTGCAGCGACCCCGACGTCGTTCGCATTGTGACTGGCAACCTGAATGCTGATGTGCCAAACCACGATCTTCCGTATACACAAATATTTCCATATGAGTTTTTGCCAGAAACCGTTGATGATGGGCAAACGTATATCTGCCTTGAAGTTGATATTCCAAGCGTTCCTAATTTGACATACTATCTCCCGGTAGTATATGTTTGGATCTTTACACATAAGAGTCGGATGCGAATAGAAACAGACCGTGGCGGCGGTGTGCTGGTAGATGAATTGTCGGCGGCAGTTGATAAGAAATTAAATGGTAGCCGATATTATGGACTTGGCACACTTGAACTTGACTCATCAATTCATTTCAAACCTGTGAATGATTATCTGGGGCGTGCATTGATTTATCGGGCTAAGGATTTCAACCGTCCGAAGGGTCGCATAAATGCACCATCTAACCGAAAGAATACTCGGTAATCATGGATAACATTCTGTATGCGCATAGCATAAAGATCAACGATTCGATTTGCTTACACGTTCCTACAGTTGGGGAAATTTATGATAACGAAGATCAGTATTATGCTGCTGTGTTTTCACTTATTGCTACCCCATATGACATGATGGTACAGCTGGAAGATGCTGGAATTGATTTTACAAAGATCAATGACTTTGAATTATTCATGATGTTATTTAAGCAATTTCAGCAAATGGACATCTCGTTGATTTTCGGAGAACTTGACCTATCTGGATTTGTTATAGTTCAGAACGAGTCAAATGGCGAGTATCTCTTACGAGATCTTGAGACTGGTGTCCAGATCGATAGGTCTATTCATGCTTTGATTTGTAAGCATATTCGAAAGTTTTTGAATCTTCCGCGCAATGATAAGCGCCCCGGAAATGATGAAGCGCGGCGCTATATGCTAGAACGCGCAAGACTCAAGCAGAAGAGACAGGCACGGAAAAAGCGTGAGTCTCAGCTTGAGAATTACATTATTGCTCTAGTTAATACAGAGCAGTTCCCCTACAACTACATGACCGTACGAGACTTGACTATTTATCAGTTCTATGCCAGCCTGATGCAGATTTCTCACAAAATCAAATTTGATAATGTCATGATTGGCTACTACGCCGGAACTGTGAAGGATGATAGCTTGAAGGCTCAGGATAAGACATGGATCAAGACGTAACGGCTGTATGAAACTACTTTTTTACATTACAGGAGGTATACATTATGGTTAATGTTGCTGATCTCGCGATTACTTCCCTTGATGTTATCAAGGTGTATGAACTGACCGGTAAGCCTTGGTTCGTTATGGACGAGCTGCAGGAGGCTACCATTGCTAATACCCAGGAGAAGGAAGATATCACCGGTAAGGGTGGCCGTAAGCTGGGTTCCCTGAAGAAGAACAAGGGCGTCACTGTTTCCGGTACTTCTGGTCTGATTTCTGCTGGTATGCTGGAAGCTCAGACTGGCAACAACTTCGTGCATCAGGAAGCTGCTCCTGTTGCGTGGACTGACTACCTGGTTGTCAACTCCAATGCCGCCGAAACTGAGTTCAAGGCTGTCGGTACCGCCGGTGCCGAGATCGAGGGTCTGTACCTGCGCAACGCCGACGGTTCTGCTGGCCAGAAGCTGGAGCAGGCTGCTGAAGTTGGTGAGGGTAAGTTCACTTACAATCCCGAAGACAAGAAGCTGGCCTTCGCTGAGGGCGCTATTGCCGACGGCAACGAGATTGTTGTGTTCTACACCCGCAACGTCGAGGCTGATGTGCTGTCTAACGTCTCCGACACCTATTCTAAGACCGTTCGTATGTACATCGACGGCACCGCTGAGGATAAGTGCGGCAACGTGTTCCACGTGCAGTTCTACATTCCCAAGGCTGATCTGAATGGTGAGTTCGATATTCAGCTGGGCGACAGCCAGGCCACCCACGCTTTCGAGGCCGAGTCTGTGGCTGGCTCCGGTTGTGCTGGTGCTGGCACTAAGGGCGTGCTGTGGACTTACACCGTCTTTGGTGTGAACACTGAGGACGCTGCGGCTGCCTAATTCATATGGCAAAAGCGCAACTGATTTGTAAGGAGTGCGGCAAGAAGTATGAAGCTTGCCGCACTCCTAACCCTCGTGGCGTTTTCCGTTGGCAGGATGTGGCCTGCAGTATTGAATGTGGCGCAAAGTATCTTGAAAAGATTCAAGCGGCACGCACGAAAAATAACAATCAATAACCGTAAGGGGAGAGGAGAATCAACGTTCGCGTTTCTCCCCTCCCTTTCTTTTTGAGGATGTGGTTTTATCTCGAAACTTACAGAGGAGATAACGTTGGTGTTTGACGCCGACACAATCACGGCGTATGAGAAGTTTTATTTCTCGCTGCACCCAAGAGCGAAAAAGAAGCCAATTCCATTTCCATATCATGAGTCTATCAACACTTGGATGATTATGAAGCGTCCGATGATGAACGCTCTAAAACAACGATGGAAAGATTTCATTGTTTGGTTCGTTTCAAGCCAAGGTTACGCTAACCTACACATTGACAAATGTGATATGTGCTTTGATACGTACTATAAAACAAACAGACCACACGACGTAGATAACGGGTGTCCAAAGTTCATAATTGATGGGCTCGTTGAAAGCGGGTTACTTCTTGATGATAATAATCGTCATCTAAAGTCTTTAACCTTGCGTTGTTATGTTGATCCAGACAGACCAAGGACCGAAATCCATATTAACAATATTGAGTATTAAAGGAGAAATGAATATGAGCAATACCAAGAAGATCAGCTATAAGACCGTTGCTTCTAAGTTGCCTGTCCACCCCGTGACCGCTGTTATGCTTGAGGGCGATATCTTTGATGGCGCGACGATCCAAGTTAAGTATCGCCTATCTCTCACGGAGATGAATTCATTGATCAGCGACATTGTAAATACGATTATCGACATGCAGACCGGTGAATACAATCCTGAGTACATGGTTCTGGTCGAACGCATGTTGTTGCTGAAGCATTATGCCGGTATTCAGATCGGTAAAACTGATTTGGGGGCTGCATATCGCGTATTATTCGAAACCGATCTTTATGCCCAAGCTATGCAGCATGCAGACAATTCACAGGTGGATGAAGTTTTGAATGCTGTATCTGTGCGAGTCAACTTCCTTAAGGAGATGATCATCGCAACTGCCGGTCATAAGGCGGTTGAATTACTGACTCAAATGGAGCAGCTAATGAACAATGTAGAAAATATGTCCTCCGACATGAGTGGTGAGCAGATCAGTCGTTTGATTTCTATGCTTGGTGATCTGACAGGTGCAGACGTTCCAGCTGGCGAGGTTGCAGCAGAGCCTGACCAAATCATGTTGGCCGCGTAATCATGGCAAGATCATTTAACAGTTTAGATCAGGTATGCGATGCGGCAATTGATGCTGCCGCTGCCAAAATTATACTAATGGATTACGTTGCTCCCGTTGTCGAGGATATTCTCCGCAAACATATTCAGGAAGATGTTTATGGGGCATATTCACCAACACAGTACGTACGCCGCGGTTCACTTACCGGCACTATTACGAGCAAGATGATCGCCGATAACGAATTGCTTGTTACTGCCACCTCTCAGCCCAATGCCCCTGCGCATGGGTGGGCATCATCCGGAGAAGGTGCGTTCCTATACATGTTGGAGGTCGGTGATCTTGGCTGGTGGAGAAAAGGGTTTCCAAGACCCGCGATCGCAAATGCGCAAAAGGAAGTTGATGAAAGTGCGGCCGTTGAACGAGCAAAGAAGGCTGGGATCAAACGAGTGATGAGTAATTGAATACTAACGATATGGCGCGGGTCTAATGTGACACCGCGCCTTTTCTTATAAGGACGGTGGATACATGGCAGATACTTATGGCGTAAAGGTTAAACTGCAATATCAGACTAACAAGTCGGATCTTCGTGGTCAATTGCAGAGCCTGCTGGATGGCGCTACTCAGAATAGCCCATTGACCATAAAAAACTTTAAGGTTTCCTCGCCAGGATTGCGTAAAGCGCTCAATGCTGGTTTCAAAGAGGCTAATACTCCCCTTACTTTATCGAACATCAAGTTGAATTTGTCTGCAAATGCATTATCAGATTTACAAACTCAACTTGATTCAAAAGGCTTAACTCTGACGATCAAGGAGATTAAAGCCGATCAAGCAGTTAACAACCTTCGGACGCAGCTTGTCCGAATGTTAAGTGGTCTGCAGATCTCGGGCGTAAAGGATTTCTTAGGAGGCGCAGAGATCGCGGAGCAAGGAAAGGCGCTTGAAAGTTATGTAGGTAATTTAGAGCGTCTGAAAACTATGCGTTCTGCCATATCAAAGAGCGGAGCGCAACTCATGGCCTTTGGCAACAGCAATACTACCGCGGAACTTCAGAGAGCTCTTGTACTATATAGAGAGCTGAATGATCAGGTCAGCCGCGGTATTGAGGCAAAGGGCAATTGGGATAACATCGATGGGTTGCAGGAAGAATTAAGAACACTAACTACTTTGATTGCAACTCATAAATCATACCTCGACTCTCTAAAGCAAGAAGCTACCACCCGTGAGAAGAATGCGGCTGCAGCTAATTCTGCGAACTTACGTGAGTTGCAGAAAATGGAAGCGGCTCTTGAGAAGATCAATACAAAGGGTTTCAATCTGGATGTTGATCAGTCTAAAATTGACGTTTTAACAGAGAAGTACAATCGCCTATATGAAGCAATTCAGAAGGCTATGAATACGCCGGAGATGCGTAACAACGGACATTCCGTGCAAGAACTAAACGCCGGCGTCCGTGCATTAGAGCAGTATGTTAGCGGATTACAGGCTGAGGCAAATGCTAACGCGGTTTCCCTCGCGACTGGTAGGCAGTTGATTACACTTCGTACACAAATCAACAATTGGTTACAGAAAAATACGAAGGCAACGCAAACTAACCGGAAACAACTTCAGGACTGGGCAACAGAACTTTCGCTTGGTAATGTGAGCACACAAAGATACCAAGAGATTGCAAATGGTGTCAGGGAGATCGATCTCCAGACTCGCAAAGCCGGCTTATCTGGCAAAACCTTTTTTGAAACATTTAAGAGCGGATTAGAAAAATTCGGTGGCTGGTCACTTGTGACCCGATCGTTGACTTCAGTGTACAGTACGCTTAAGAAGATGGCATCGGCTGTCATTGAATTAGATAGCGCAATGACTGAACTACGTCGTGTCACTGACTTGTCTGAAGCCGGGTATAGCAGGTTTATGCAGACCGCAGTGACAACCGCAAAGACGGTTGGTGCGTCTGTAAAGGACACTATTAACGCGACAGCCGACTTCGCACGTCTTGGATATACGATCGACGAATCGACACAACTTGCTACAGCTGCACTGACATACAAGAACATTGGCGACGGTATTGAGGATATCTCTGCGGCAACTGAATCTTTGATTTCAACAATGAAGGCGTTCGGCATTGAAGCTTCTAGTTCAATGTATGTTGTAGATATGTTCAATGAGGTCGGTAATAAATTCGCGATCTCTTCGAAGGGTATCGGCGACGCGCTTCAGCGTTCCGCTTCGGCGTTAGCTGAAGGCGGTAATACGATTCAAGAGAGTATTGGATTGATTACCGCCGCAAATGAGGTCATTCAGGATCCGGATGTTATTGGTACCGCAATGAAGACGCTTACCATGTATCTACGTGCTGCGAAAACCGCAGCCGAGGATGCTGGGATGTCCACAGATGGTATGGCTTCTTCTGTTTCAGAGCTTCGTAGCGAATTGTTACAATTAACAGGACAGCGCGTTGATATCATGATTGATGATACCACTTTTAAGAGTACGTATCAGATCATGGAAGATTTGGCTGGAATATGGAAACAGTTGGACGATATTACACGCTCGAATATTTTGAATCTGATCGGCGGTAAGCGTAATGCCAACACTTTCTCTGCATTGCTAAATAACTTCGATACCGCTGCAGAAGCCATGAAGACGGCCATGGGGGCGGCTGGATCTGCAACACGTGAAAACGAGGAATATCTAAAAAGCATTGAAGGACGCATTGTCTTGCTTAAAGCATCGTTCGAAGAGCTTGCTAACAGTGTCGTTAATAGTTCGTTGATTAAATGGTTTGTTGACATCATTCGTTATGTAACAGAATTCGCTACACTCTTGTCAGATATCGGCGTCTTGATCCCAACGCTGTTCACAGGTTTTAGTCTCAAGGGTGTTATTCAGCAACTGTCAACCGTCAAGTCCCAATTTACTGGTACAATTCAAGATATATTCTCCATGGCAGAGAATAAGGATGGATCGTATAATCTGGATAAGGTTATTAAGACCCTCACGGATTCAACGTCTTCATATACAGATATTCAAAAAGTTCAATTGGCGCAACTTCTACAGAATTCTGAAGCGTTCCAACAATTAACGGCGGAACAACAAAAACATGTGCTACAGCAGGTTGGACTAACAAGAGCAGTTTCTGCGTCAACTCAAGGTTTCAGGGCATTCGGTGTTAGCATAAAGCAAGCCTGGGCCGCCATGTCTTTGTTTGAAAAGGCAACGCTAATTATGGCGGTTATTTCGACAGTATATAATATTATTGCGTCTGTAATAAATGCAGTTGCGGAGTCTGAAGAGGAGGCGCGCGAAAAGGCTAGAAGCGCTGCAGATGCTGCACAGGATACTGTTAACCACGTTTCAGAATCTGTATCTAAATATTTAGATCTGAACGAAGCGCTCGCAAATGGCGAAATTACCACAGATAGTTATCAAAAATCTGTTTATGATTTAATATCTGCGTTGCGTCAACAGGGTGACACTGTAGATGGACTTATCGAAAAATACGGTGATCTACATGGTGCGATGTTGCTAAGTGCAAGAGATGCAATTAAGGCGAAGCTCCCAGATCTTTCTGGCGGCTTAAGCGCATCCAAGGATAAGCTAATTGATTCTGGCGGTCACATAAATTCCAATTGGGGAGATCATACTGCCAATGGTTCGTTAGTTATCAATATAACCCATGGCTCTGGTAGAGATTCAAAAAAGAATGGGATTAGCTATCAGGAAGTTGTTAGGGTTATTCGCGAAGCAGGATTGTCTGTTGGTCAACAGGTCTATCTCAAAGACAACTGGTATTCTGTGGCTCTTGAAGAACTTGACAATATCGAAGATATTATCGCGCGTAGAGATAAGTTACAAAACGCCATCAACTCACTTAGTGCTATTCAGGGGGTCAGTGATCTAGAGTTTTATAAGCAACTTACTGCAGAATATTCAGGACTAAACAGCTTAATTGATCAGTATATTGCTGACGTAAATGCGTGGAATGAAGCACTTGCAGGCGTTGCGTTGTATGAGTCCCTTTATGAAAACGGAATCCCTCAAACCCAAGCAGAGTTTGATGCATTACGGCAAACGCTAACCGCAACCCTCGTGTCAACTGGTCAAATTGCATCTGTGTCGGGCGATATAGAGGCATCTGCTCAAAGCGCCATAGATGCTGTTTTGATGCAGGAGACGTGGGCGCAAAGCTTCGTCTCTACTCTTCTTGGAATTCCACCGACTACAAAGAAAGTCGTTTCAGAGCTTTCAAACACAATTTCCGTTTTACAAAAAGCAGCAGACATACTTACTTCCGCAAAGAATGACATGGAGCACTATGGAGCTTTGTCTTCTGAGACCATCAACGATATGGCTAGTCAGCTAAAAGCGGGAGAAGACATTCTTGATTATCTGATAACGGAGAATGGTGTTCTAAAGCTAAATGAGCAGGCATGGAAGGAACGTTCAAATGCGATTGCTACTGAATCTATTGCCGCATGGACAGAAGAGAAAGACGCCTTACAGGCCATCCTAGACGCCGCTAAAGATGGCTCTGAGTTCTCTTTGCCTGATGGATTCTCAGACTTAGGAGCCGTTCAATCCAGAGTTGATTTACTCAATTCAGTAATCACCTTAATTACCGGAATTGGCACCGAGGCATCCACTGCGTCCGGTGAGGTACGTACATTTGCAGATGCAATAAGCGGAGTTTCTGCAGCAGCAGACTTATTGACAGATATCAAAAATGGAGAGGATGTTCTTAATCTAATTCGTCAAGCGATGCAATTGGCGGAGACACTAAATAACGGTTCAGACTGGACACAGTTCATTTCGTCTTTCGACTCTCAGTCTGGAATTGTTTGGAATACAGAAGCAATTAAAAATGCATCAGACGAACTTGTTACGTTGATAACTGAGAATTCTGCATTAGCTACTCAATATCCTGGGTTGATTGAGTATGTTCAGAGTTTTGCAAAAGCTGCAGAGAATAGCGGTAATGCATCTGGAGATGCATCAAAGAACGTTCGTACATTTGCCGGTGCTCTTGGAGCGATCCGTGATGCTGCTAATCTTCTGACTGATATTGAGAGTGGTGAGGGCGATGTCCTCAGTATGATCGAGCAGGCTGTAAAGATGGCAGAGGCTCTGAACAACGGTCAAGATTGGACGCAATTCATTTCTTCCTTCACAGCAGATGGTGGTATCGTATGGAATACTTCTGCTATCGAAGGTTATTCTGACGCTCTCCTTGATGCCGCTCTGAACGGAACTCAACTTGAAGCAACTTTCCCTGGCATTACTCAATGGCTGAAGGACTTTGCCGAAGCCGCTGATGGTGGAAGTGATCAAGTCCATTCTTTTGCAGATGCTCTTGGAGCGATCCGTGATGCCGCTAATCTTCTGACTGATATTGAGAGTGGTGAGGGCGATGTCCTCAGTATGATCGAGCAGGCTGTAAAGATGGCAGAGGCTCTGAACAACGGTCAAGATTGGACGCAGTTCATTTCTTCCTTCACAGCAGATGGTGGTATCGTATGGAATACTTCTGCTATCGAAGGTTATTCTGACGCTCTCCTTGATGCCGCTCTGAACGGAACTCAACTTGAAGCAACTTTCCCTGGCATTACTCAATGGCTGAAGGACTTTGCCGAAGCCGCTGATGGTGGAAGTGGTAAGGTTCTTTCGTTCGCGGATGCTCTTGGTTCACTTTCTTCTTTCAATACTTTTTTCAACAACATACGTGGATCGAAGTCGGATTTGTCTATGCTTCAATCTGTTGTTGAACTTGTTGATTACATCAATACGAATGGCGGGCATGCAAATCTTTTAGACTTGTACTCTATAGGGGCAAATAACCAAATTGTCTGGAATATGGCGGCTGTAAAGAGCCTCGGCGATGAGTTATATGATCTTACGATTAACACTTCTGCTTTCCAAAATGCTACGGATAAAGATAAAGCAGCATTACGTGCTTGGATTTTTGAGATAACAAATGCTTCGTCTGGAGCTGAAAATCTCACAGAGGATGTAAAAACTCTAGTAGATATATATAATAATCTCTCTCATGTAATACAAAATGTACCTTCAAGCGGAGATTTGGTCGAACTAACATATGATGCTTATAATGAGTTAATGCAGATTGATTCACGTTATGCATCAGCTGTTCATTACCAGAATGGTGTGCTTACGCTTAACCGTGATACTTATGCAGCGGTAACGCAGGAAATAATCAAAGCGACACAAGCACAAGCTTTGGCTGAAATGCAAACTGTATTAACAAGTAGTGAGTATGTTGATTTGACCAGTCGCATTGGCGAGCTTAATGAATCAGAACAACAACAACTAGATTCGCTAAATGCAGAAATTATGGGCTACTCCGTTTTGATCTCTGAATTGGAGAATGCGACTAGCGCATATCAGCGGTTCATTAACGCTTCAACTCAAACAGACAGCAGCAGATATTCAGCCGCCGAGAATGCTCGTAAGGTTATCGAAGATACACTAAACAATGCCGAAAGCGAAATCTTCGGCAAGATTGGTCGAGAACAGTATATTGCCGCTATTGATTTCTTGATTGATCCAGATATTGAAGTTGGAACCGACGAGTTCGATGCAGCACTTGCAACAATTGACAGATACCTCGAAGAGGGTACGGCAGGTGTGCGAAACTTCTATAACGACTTGGTGCAACACGGCTTTATTGATAGCAATGGAATTCTGAACGCCAGCATGACAGATATGGCTGCAACGCTTGGTGTCAGCATGGAATTCCTGCGCTCTATGTTTGATGAGCTGAATATGTATCAAGACGAGGATCACAAGGTTAAGATCGAATGTGACACAGGTGAAGTTGAGTCTGAAGCCTTGTCGGCCGAAGAACAGCTTGTTGCGTTACAGGCCGCTGCGTCTAGTCTTAATGAAACCCTTGATGTAGATCATACCGTTGCAATCAATACAGACCCAGCCAATACAAGTCTTGGGAAGGTTTCAAATACCCTAACCGGGATTATTAACAAGCTTAACAGCCTTAGCGGACGTCGCGTGACGACATATGTTCACACCGTAACGACATCGTCAACTGGTGATACTGGCGCGTCTTCAGCGAGCGGCACAAAGAGTGCGGCTGGCGGTCGTACCCTCGTCGGCGAGCTTGGAATGGAAACTGTTGTTGATCCGAATACTGGAAGCTGGTATACGGTTGGGCGTGGTGGTGCGGAGTTTGTAGACTTGCCGCGTGGAGCGATTGTGTTTAACGCTGACCAGACAAAGCGCTTGTTCCAGATGGGGCGTATTGGTAGCCGCGGGGAAGAACGCGGAAGGGCAATGGTCGCTGGTGGGCTCCACAACCCGCCAAATCCATTCTTTGCAATGGCTGCGTTTGGAGCAGAAGCGGTCATTCCGTCAATCGTCACAGGTGTTGTAGACGGCCTCTATGACCAAGCGAATGGCGCACCTACATTACCTCCCGCAACACCAGATAATAACAATGATGACTCCGGAGACCGCCGTCCAAGTCCTCCAGACCCATCAAAGAAAATCGACGAGATCTCAAAAACATTTGAAGAATTCAATAAGTATATGGAGCATCTGATCAGGCATCAGGAGCACTTATATGAAGTTGCTGAGAATGGTCTTGATTTCCCTGGAATGGAAGATTCGTTAACGGAGCAGGCACGCATTTATCGTGAGATGATGGCTGAGGCTCAACAAACCGTTCAAAAGATGGTTGCTGCGGGCGCTAAGGATACAGATGAGGCTTTACAAAAGGTCGAAGAATCCTACTGGTCGGCTTATTCAAGCCTGCATGATATTCTTGATCAGATAAACGCACTATATGTTGATGCTCTAAATGATAAGATAGACGGCGTCCAGTCTGGATACGAAACGTTCTCAACGATGCTCGATGAAATGAGCAAGGATGGTAAAATTTCCGTAGATACATTCCAGGAGCTTGTTGCAAATGGGTTGGAGTATCTGAACTATCTGGAGCTTGTTGACGGTCAGTATGTCATCAATCAAGAAGCGCTTGAGAAGATGATTGCGTCCGAGAAGGAACAACTCGCTATTGAACAGGCGCTTGCTTATATCGCACAGATTCGTCAGGCGCTTAGCGATGATGACCCTGAAAAGGTCGCTAATCTGGTCAATCTTACAAATCAAATCAGCAATAATACGTGGGACTTAGTGTATGCCAATGCTGCGCTTCTGAAGACCATGGGCTTGACAGACGATGAATACGCATCTGTTATTCATAACATTGACATGATGAAGAGCCTCACCAGTCAAGTTAATACAAGTCTTGATGACGGTTCTGCGGCATATGAGAGTCAGCAAGATGCACTTGATAAAATCCTTGACTATACGAAACAGTTGATTCAGTACGAGACAGAGGAAAAGATCAAGGCTATTGAGGATGAGATTGATGCGTATGAAGAACTGGTCAATCTGCGTAAGGAAGCGTTAAAGACTGCAAAGGATGAAGCAGATTATTCAGACGATATCGCTAATCGTACAAAAGAGATCGCTGCTCTTGAAGCACGCATTGCCCAACTTTCTTTAGATGATAGCAGAGATGCCCAGGCAGAACGAGCCGCACTCGAGGAAGAGTTGGCAAAATTGCAGGGGGATCTCGCCGATGTTCAGGGAGACCATGCATACGACGCTCAGGTTGCGGCCTTGGATAAAGACGCCGAAACATATCGTGAGAGCAGAGAAAAGGAGATCGCAGAACTCGAGGCATCAATTAGTTCTGAAGAAAAGTTATATCAAGCTGCGCTACAACGAATTGATGCCGGATGGGATACGTTATACGGTGAGTTGATTGCTTGGAATACTGAGGCCGGTAATTCTTTGAATAGCGATATTACGTCAAATTGGGATCTTGCGTTGGAGGCAGCAAAGAGATACGGCTCTTATGTAGATGCCATCGTTGCGCATACAGGCAATCCTATGACAGTATCCTCCCTTGGCGTTGGAACACTACCCATCTATCATGATGGTGGCGTCGTGTCTGTCAATGGTATAAAGCGCAATGAAGTTGTAGCTGTCCTCGAAGACGGCGAGGAGGTTCTGACGAAGAAGCAACGCACAGGTTTGTATCGAATCGTCGATTTCGCAAAGGAACTCTCAAATCGTCTGGGCACGGCGATCAAGGAGATTGCGCTTCCATTTAGTCCGATGACACCAGCCTTAGCCGGTGTCGATGGAGTCCATGGTACAGTTGTATCAAACCAGAATTCTATGAACTTCTCACCCGAGATTACTGTGCAAATCACTCATAATGGCGATATGTCTGATAGCGACGCACGTTCTTATGGTCGCCAAATCGGCAATATCGCTATGAAGGAGATGCAAAACGCCTTCGAGCGCCGTGGTATAAGCGGTGTATTTGGAGGAAACTTGAGGCAATAACCTAAAGGCCGGGCGTGCCAATACGCCCGGCCTTATTCAAGGAAGGAGGTGACGCACATTTGATTATTGATTTTTCCTTGCTCGATCCGAACGAGCGTCCATTGCTAATTCTGAGAAACGCATCTGATGTTCCAATGGGAGTTCTTTCAAACGTGATGCAGGTCACGCCAAACATCATGTACAATGAAATCTCTGAGCTAGATTTCGATATTCCTGCATATGCAGATGGTGTTGAAACACCAATGTACGATGAACTGGTTGGTATGCGCATCATTGAACTTCAGGGCATCGGGCAGTTCGTCCTGATGAATCCCAAGGAGTCTGGTGACGGCGTCACCAGAAAGAAGCAGTGTACAGCATACTCCTTGGAGTACGAGTTTACACGAAAGAAGATAACCGTACCAAAGGGCACATATAAGTTCTACGACGAAGACGACGCCGAGAACTCATTGCTAGGTATGCTAATGAATGATATGCCGTCATGGAAGATCGGCACTGTGCCAGCTTCTATTCGAGGGAAGTACCGCACATTTGAGGTAAACAACGAAAACCGATATAACTTCATGAAAGGCACTGCTCAGAAAACGTACGGGTGTATTTTTAACTTTGATACATATACCCGCACAGTCTATATTGATGACGCAAGTCGTGAGCCCGAGACCACAGCAATATATCTCTCTAACAATAATCTTGCTTCAGAGATTAACGTGGAGGAGCTTACCGAAGATATTGTTACAAGGCTTGATGTGAATGGAGCCGAAGGTGTGTCAATTCGAGATGTGAATCCAAACGGCACAAATAAGATCATCAATTTGGATCACTTCATGACGCTAAAGAACTTCCAGCAGGAGTTGATTGATAAATACTTTGCTTGGAAGCAGATCAATGCGGATAATCGTCAGGCATTTTACAGCTTGTCAATCCGACATACCCTTGCTCTTGAACAGCGTGTTGCCGCAGAAGCCAGACTAACAGATCTGCGCGGCGAAATGACAAGCCTTGAAAATCTGCAGGCCGTTGCGATCCAGGCGATTTCGCAAGGACTAAAGACCCAGTCAGATCTTGATGAGATCAATGTGCAGATTACCGCAAAGCAGGCTGAGATTTCAGCACAGGAACAGCATATTCAGCTACTGCGAGACAATGCCGACGCGTTGCTATCCGAGCTACAAATGATTCGTGACGCTTGTAGCTTCGCCAAGTATTTCACACTTGATGAGCAGATTATGCTCGACCGATACATCAAGGATGATGAGATTTCAGACAGCAGCTTTGTGACTACATCAACATCGTATGTCCCTACCGCCAACTCTTCAGTTGCTGAAGCCATTGATTTGTCTGTATCTGGAGACACTATCACCAAGATAGAGTCCGCCGGAGGAAGCACAATTCTTGAAATCAAGGATGGCAAGCTTCACATCGCAGATCTATTAGATGCTTCCATCATTTCAGCGACGGCAGAGCACTATCCATCCGACAATACTTTTGTTGCGTCGTTTTATTTGAAGGACGCTTCTTATCATAGTGAAACATATCCACAAGCATGTCTCACGATAACAGGCTCTGCGGAGCAGATAAATGTAAGTGAGTCAGAGAAAGTTGTCGGGTCGACAGTTGCTAACGCAATGATCTACTTCTCTCTGAATGTGAGTGAGTACGAAAAGCGTAGTGTCGCGTGGGATCTTTATGAGTACGGAGAGGCGATGTTGGACAAGCTGTCGCGACCAGCATACGCATTCAGCGTGAAGAGCACAAACTTCCTTGTAAATGAGGACTACGACGCATTTCGTAAGGCACTTCGTTTGGGTGAACGCATCTATTTAGAGTTGAAGGAAGACCACGTTATCGAACCTGTTTGCATCGGCGTAAGCTTCTGCTACGACGATCCGGATAGCTTAGAGCTACTTTTCAGCGATAAGTTCGTATCCGGTGAGCGAGGTAATGGTCTGATTGACCTGCTCGAACAAAGCGTGTCAATGGGTAAGACGCTTAATGCAAGCCAGTACACTTACTCCCAATTTGAGGATTCAGGAGCCAGTTCTACAATCGCGGAGTTTATGACGTCCGCACTCGACGTAGCCAAAAATGCACTGTTCTCTTCTTCTGGCAACGCTGTGTCTTGGGATGGGACGGGTCTACGTCTCCGGAGATGGGTAGATGGATCTCAAACCGCATACAGTCCTGAACAAATGTGGCTTGTGAACAACAGCCTGCTGCTAACGGCAGATAATTGGCATACGGCGCAGATGGGTATCGGCAAGTTCTCAGACCCGAATCTGGGAGAATGCTGGGGCATAGTTGCTCCAACCATTGTCGGTACGATGTTAGCAGGCTCTAAGCTTGTGATTGAAAGCGAGAAGAAGGATGGCGGCACAGCAGTATTCCGCGTTGATTCAGAAGGTGCGCGTCTGTTCAATAGCAACTTTGCGATTTCCGACGCGAAGCGTTGCATTCTTCTCGACCCCGGCGTCGGTATGTTAATCGGTCCTCCGAATTCATACAGCAAGAACGAAGAAGGCGTATATACCGTTGATGCAGATCTTGTGAATTTCCATGTAGATGACGACGGCAATGTTTTCCTTCGTGGTACCATTACTGCCACTGACCTGAAGATCGGTGATCAGATTGGCACTGATTCACAGGCTGGTCTTGTTACGATCTCCGCGGGAAGTATTTTGAATCTTTCAGCCGGCGATGCTGTCAACATTCAGGGTGATGGCGGAATCACGATGTCTGCAAAGGGCGGTATCACCCTACTTGCAGGACAACTTGCACTTGGATCGGATGCGAATAAGCTCACTTCAGACGGCGTCCTGTCCCTTGCTTCTGGCAACATCCTGCTTGATGGTCCGAACAATGCAGTCACAATTGGTAATGCTAATGGCACGGTGAATATCGGTACAGACGGAACTGGCTTAATTAACCTTGCAACCTATCAGGTTAAGAGCAGCACTGTATCAACTTCGTACACTTCTAAGTACTCTACCGGCGGAACAAAAGCAGACGCGGATATCAGTGCTGAGTTCGAATATACTGCACTTGACGATGAAGGCAAAGAGTCAGATGCGAAGTTTACAATTGAGACAACATATACATCTGCCGTTGCATCAACCAATGATCCTCCGTCTATTACCGACGGTAAGCTCTTGCAGTTGGTGTACCAGAATCGCGGCCTGAATATCTATGCTGATGCGTCTGAGGACGAAATGATTTTGACCCCAAGCGTTTCCAATGGTCATCTAATGGGCTGGAATCTGATCAATGCGGTAAGTATGGTTGCAACAAATCTAAGCGCAGCCACAATCGTTGCAAGTAGTATCTACTTGCCCGGTGAGGATGGCAAGCTAATAGCGGTTGCCGATCAGAAGTGGACTATTGAGAAAATTGCTGAGATTCTGAAGGATGATGATATTCTCCCCGCAATCAAATCAAAGCTGAATAGCGCTTACTGGCGGGCATACTCCCATAGTCATAAGTTAACCGTTGGCGAAGACGGAAGTGTTTCTTGCGGCGGTGTCACAAATGTTTCGGCGGCATCCTCAACTTTTAATATAGCCGACACAACGTTCTTCAAGGATGCTGTGTCGGCTGCCGCACCAGCTACAGTTTCAAGAGTAGCTACATATGACTCTTCCGCTATTGCTTATAACGTTACGGTTGTCGTTAAATCTGGCGATGATACCCGTTACCCCTTTGATCTTATACCCATTAGCGCAAGCAATGCATATAATGCAGGATGGAATGCTTGTAGAAACGCATGTTCACCAGCAAATGTGTATACGATTTCAGAGTATGCCCCGGGTACACTATATGTGTATACCAACGGCGTATACTCTTCTGCTGGCTCTAGCTGGGTAAAAGTAAAAGCAGCTACTGCCTATACTCTCCCAGCAGAAAAATAAAATGAATGAAAGGATATTTTTATGATTCAGAAACACATCATTAGTGCATACATTACACTCTCCCATCTTGGTGGTATCCAGATGCCGGTTCGTTGTGCATATCAGCTTTATCAGCTCCGCAAGAAGCTGGAGTCTTCATACCAATTCTGCGCAGAGCAGGAGCGTATGATTATTGAGAAGTATCATGGTTCTGTGAAGAATGGAGTAATCTCATTTGCCGACGAAGACAACGCAACCAACGCACAGAACGCTTTACGCGAACTCAATGAGATGACCGTTGAAATCGAGTTCGACCCTGTAACTATCAACATGAACGATATTCAGAACGGATCTGTTTCAATGGATGATATCGCTAATCTGGATGGGTTTGTGGTTTTTGCGTAAGAGGAGGGTAATATGGCATTTTACGGAAGCTCTTTCTCCTTTGACGGAGTATCGTGCAGAGACTTCAATTTGATGCTGTATGATCTCGGTAGTGATCAACAGGATAATGTTGATTTTGCAAGCCCTGTTTCCGTTGTGGAAGAGGCCGTCGGACAAAACTGGCGGCCTCACTTCCTCGGTGTAAAGTTCGATAAGAAGCTGACGTTCAAGTTAGTCTTTGGCGTGGATGAATGCCGTATCGAACGTCGTGAATACCTGTCACGGCAGGAAATTGATGACATCGCATCTTGGTTGACCGGTCATCAAACATATAAGTATCTGGAGATTGAGCAGGAAGACTTGGATCATGTACGGTACAAATGCATGGTTTCTGAACTGACGCTGATTACTCATGGTCAGGAGCCATGGGCAATGAGTGCTACCATCACATGCGATGGCGCATATGCATATACCTACCCCAAGACATTCTCCTACACAATCAACGGAACTCGTGATATTTCGTTTTACAACGAGAGCAGCTACAACGGGTACTACCGTCCCATAGTGAGGATCGAGTCCAATACGGGCTCGTCCTTTTCTATTGCTAACATTTCGGATGGTGGCCGCATCACGGAGCTTACAGACATCCCGGAAGGATTGTCAGAGATCATCATCGATATGGAGCACGGCACTATTACAAGCAATAGTAACGCGAATCTATATAAGCATTTCAATTTCAGATATCTGAAACTAAAGCGGGGGTATAACAAGTTGCATGTCTCTGGTAACTGTGTATTGAAGATTCAATGCGAATTCCCCGTAAACACTGGGGGTTGATACTGTCAATGAATATTCTTGTTAACGTTGTCAATCAGAAAATGAAGGTTGTTAGCGGATTCAGGGATATTGTTGAGGGTTCTCAGGAGTTTGTCCGGTTTGAATTTAACCTTACCGACGAATGGAGCGGACTGATGACGTTCGCCCAATTTCGTCAGGGAGAGAACGCATACAACAAATATCTCGACGAAAACAACTGCGTGTGCTTGCCTCCTGAAATCAAGGCTGGCACATGTACGGTGATGCTATACGGAGCCGGCGGCACCGTAATTGGCACCACGAATTATGTCACTCTAAATATCAACGAGTATAATCTGGTAACAGATTCTCAAAGTACAGAGATTTCTGAGTCTCTATATACGCAACTGGTGACCAAAGTTAATACTCTGCTAACTTGGAATGAACAGCAAACTGCGGAGCTTACTGAGGCCGATCGTCAGTTGCAGATTCAGATCAATGAGAAGGCCGCAGCGAAGGATCTCGAAGCGGAGATTATTCGAGCGAAGTCTGCAGAGCAGGCCAACAGGGTTGCCATCGAACTGAAGGCAAGTCAAAAACAGGTTGACGATCTTGAGCTTAAAGTGACCGAGCTTCAGAATAACGAGTATGTTGCAGGACTGATCGAAGAGGCCGTTATTGCCGAAATGAACGAATACCTTGCGAGTGGTGCTTTGGCCAATATGACCATTGCAGACGCCAGCATTACTCGTGCCAAGGTGAATGCTGAGATTGAGGCTGCGCTGCAGGCTGGTGAAAATGCCATGCAACCGAGCGTCTACGATCCGCAAGGGCTAAAGGTTGATATTTATTCTTATGCACAAGGCCGTGCTGATACCGTGCAGCAGAATCTGAACAAGGTAAAGGAAGAGATCCAGGACGCCTACAGGCTTACTGATACGGTCGTCTATCAGAATCTCGGAGATGCTGTTCGTGGAGCGGTAACGCTATCCAGAAACTATGCACAGGCGCTGCTTGCGGACTACAAGGCTTTTACAATCAAGGTGGTTGACGAGCTTCCTGTGGTTGGTGAAAATCAGACTTTCTACTTACTTCCAAACGAATCCGGTACCGGATATGACAAGTACTGGTGGATTACCGACAACGATGGCAATAGCAAGTGGGACGTCTTTGGCAGCTCGTCTACGCTGGTTGTAGAAGAACTTCCGGAAGTTGGCGATTCCGATGTCGATTACATTCTGAAGTCCTCCGCTGGTTGTCTGTACTATAAGTATATCGACGGATACTGGGAGGTAGTCGCAGGCTCCCTCGCCTTTGTCGGAAGCGCGTTACCAGACGCTGGTAATGAGTTTACTGATTACTATATTCTGAATGCATCTGGTTCATATGAGCACTACCGTTTCATTAACGGATCGTATCATGGTATCGGCGGAAATGCATACACCCGTGACGAAGTTGATGAAAAAATTGCAGCGGTCAACGAGTCTATCAAAACTGTTCAAAACGGCGTCGATGCTAATGCCGGTCAGATCACGGCGAACGCTTCCAACATTACTGCGTTGAGTCGTTCTCTGGATCGCCTTGTTCAAGACTTTAACAACCTTGATACCGAAGGTTACACCTACTATGCTAACATCGACACCAGCGGCGACAACGGCGCAATCTTTACCTTATACCAGGTAAAGGGCGATGTTGAGGAGATTGCGTCTCAGTTCGTGATTCCAGCAGGCGGTGGCGGCGGTGGTCAAACCTCTACTACGAATCTGGTTGTTGATAAGATCACCGCGTCTCCTCTGGTTCTTACTCCTACCGATAAGGCAGAAATCGCTATCAACTATTCTTCTACCGACAGTGACGGTGAAGAGGTAGACGGCACTTACACTTGGAAGATCGGCAGCGAAATTATCGCAAGCGGTCCGCTGGTGCAGGGTGTGAACACCTATGACCTGACCGAACATGTTAAGGTTGGTACGCAAAAGCTGACTCTGACTGTAGTTGATGCCGGCGGCAGCATTGTCGTTAAGTCATGGACTGTGCAAGTAGTTGACGTTCGTCTTGCTTCTACTTTCAATGATCGTACGACCTTTACGGTGAATCAGAATGCCACTTTCAGTTTTACTCCATACGGTGCTGTATCTAAGACTGTCCATTTTATTTTGGATGGCGAGGAACTCGAACCTATGGTAACAACCGCATCCGGCACACCTCAATCATATACAATTCCTGCGCAGACCCACGGCGCTCATCTGCTGGAGTGCTACATTACAGCTACGGTCAATAACAAGCCGATTGAGACTCAGCATATCTATAAGGATATTGTCTGGCTTGATCCCGCGTCCGATGTTCCGGTGATTCGTTGCATATACCGAAACGATTATTATGGCGACGTGAAGGTTCGTCAATACGATACTTTGCCGATCGAGTATAGCGTATTCGATCCAACAACCAACTACCCGGTTGTTCAGCGTTATGTTAACAGTACGCTATCCGGAACTGAGAATCACGAGACTCCGCATGGCACTTGGAACTTTAAGTCCGACACAGTTGAAAAATACACGTTGACACTCGAGTGTCGCGGAACCTCTGTATCTATCGTAGTCGATGTTCAGGAACTTGGTATCGACGTCGCCCCTGTATCTGGCAATCTTGAGGTTGACTTTAACCCCTCCGGTATGACGAATACATCCGCGGATAGGGTGTGGTCAAATGGAACTTACGGCATGACCCTGTCAGATAATTTTGACTGGGCGAATGGCGGATATCAGGTTGACGAAAACGGCGACACCTATTTCTCCGTACGTGCCGGTACCCGTTGCACGCTTGATTATCACTTCTTCGGAAATGACATTCAGCGCAACCCCAGCACGCAGGGTGCAGAGATGAAGATCGTCTTTATGGTGGAAAATGTGCAAGACATTAACGCCGTGTGGATGACAAACTACGATCCCAGCTCCAAGGTGGGCATCCAGATGAACGCCCATAACGGCTGGCTGAAAACGAACAATGCATTGGAGTCTGACTCCGCAGATGTCGTTGCAACGAACACTTATCTGTACATGCCATATTCCGAGGAAGATATCATCGAGATGGATATCAATATTGATGTACTGGATCAGGAAGATGATACAGCGCAGGCATTTGCGATGTCCTACGAAGACGGCGTCCCGAGTAAGGCATTTGTGTACGGAAAGACAGATAACTTCTTCCAGTACAATTCTCAGCCCATTGTGATTGGTTCAGACTACTGTGACGTCCGTATTTACCGTCTGAAGATCTATTCCGCTGCTCTTACTACTGAGGGCATCATGCGTAACTTCATCGCGGACTCTCGTGACTCCACAACCATGCTGGACCGCTATGATCGCAACTGCATCTACTTCAACCGCGATACCAACGAATACACCCCCTACAGCGGAGAAGGTGTACTGGATCCTGAAAAGCTCGCGCCAATGATTCCCAATGTCAAGGTGCTGATGCTGGAAACGGATCATTTCACCACGAGCAAAAAGACATTCGTGAAGGCAAATCTGCGGTGTATCCACGCGCCTAACGGAACGACTTATCCGGGTGACCCATACTACGACAACTGGTACTTTGAAAACGGCTGGCATTCTGGCCAGGGTACGACCTCAGATAACTACGGTAACAGTTCCCGTAATGTTGACTTCCTATTCAACTGTGACGGAACGCATAAGCCGTCAGACAAGGTTGATGCAGAGCCGGGGTATGTATCTAAGGTTACGCTTGGATATAAGACTGAGGACGCTTATACCGAAGCTGTCACAGATTGGAAGGGTGACGAGGGCAAGGTTGCGTTGACTCGCACCTCTATTCCCAACAACTTCTTCAATCTGAAGGTGAACGTTGCATCCAGCGAAAACGTGAATAACGCGTTGCTCGCGAAGCGATACAATGATTATCTTCCCTACATCTCTCCAGCCAAGAAGCGGAACGAGAATACGAAGAATACGATGGAATTCGTTCCTGCGGTATTGTTCCTGCGTGAAACGAATCCTGATATTTCTACTCATAATGAGTTCCTCGACACGGAATGGCACTTCTATTCTATCGGTAATATTGGCGACTCCAAGAAGACGGACTACACACGTGCATATGACCCGGAAGATATGAATGAGTTTGTTATCGAAATTTCCGATAACACGAAAAACAACGCCATCTTCCAGTCCGGCGTGT